ATTATAACGAAGAACCAGGATGACGGCCTTCAAATCATTGAACAAATTTTACCATTTTTTAATCCTGATTTCAATGTGACTATCACTGATATTCCTGAAATGGGAATTAAAAGAGACTTGCAAATCATTCTTGAAAATGTTTCATTTGAAGATAATTACGAAGGCGAGTTCACGCAAAGACAATCGATTGTATGGAATTTAAACTTCAATCTTGGACTGAATTTCTATGGTCCAGTTGACCAACAAGGTTATATTAAAACCGCGATTGCGAATACATATGCGAATATTAATCCAGATGCGGATACACTAGAAAAAATTAAATACCAAGTAACCTATACGCCTAATGATGCATCCTATCTAGACGATTGGAATTATGTGGAGCAATTTGATGAAGCCTACGAATAATCAATACGATAAACTGGATGCCATTTTTGGTACCCACATGGACGAAGTCCTTAATCAAAAAGAACAACTGCCTACAGTAATCGAAAAACCAGAACTTCCAGTAATCGTTTCTACGGGCGACGATATCGAGGATGACTATCTAGTTGCAAGAAAAAAACTAAACGATTTGATTGGTACCAGCCAACAAGCACTTGAAGGTATGTTGAATGTTGCTCTTGCGAGTGATAGTCCTCGCGCATATGAAGTTGTCGGTCAGTTAATCAAAACAACGGGTGATGCTGCAAAAGACCTTCTTGATTTGCAAGCCAAGAAAAAGAGATTACGAGAAGAAGAACCAAAGAAACAGAGTATTGATACACAAAACAATATTATCTTTTCTGGTTCTACTTCGGATTTACTCAAAGCATTGAAAGCAGAGAAAGCAAAAGTCATAGAACATGAGTGAGGAATCCTCGTATCACGGTAATATTAATTTAAAACCGATTGGTCATAAACATAACTTTACAATAGAACAACTGGCAGAAATTGAAAAGTGCCAGGAAGACCCTATTTACTTCATTGAAAATTACTGTATGATTGTTACGCTGGACTATGGTCTCCAGTTATTCAAGTTATACGATTGTCAGAAGGAAAAAGTTCTTCACATTCTTGGAAATCGTAAAGCAATTCTGATGGAAGGTCGCCAGCAGGGTAAGACCATTACTTCGGCTGCTTGCATTTTGTGGTATACACTCTTTCAAGATTCTAAAACAGTTGCTATCATGGCCAACAAGACAGCCGCGGCACGTGAAGTTATGGCTCGTTATCAGGGCATGTATGAGAACTTGCCGCTATGGATGCAACAAGGCGTTAAGACATGGAACAAGGGTGACGTAGAGCTAGAGAACGGCTCTAAGATTTTCACCGCTGCTACGACCGCATCTGGTATTCGTGGTAAGTCTGTTAACTGGCTATACATTGACGAAGCAGCGATTATTCCAAACACCGTGGCGGAGCAATTCTTTGCTTCTGTTTATCCTACCATTTCGGCTGGTCAGACAACAAAGATTCTTCTGACTTCTACTCCACTCGGCTACAATCACTTCTGGAAATTCTGGAACGAGGCTGAAAAAGGAAATAACGGCTTTGTGCCGATGTTCATTCCTTACCACAGAATTCCTGGTAGAGACGAAGCATGGGCAGAAGAACAACTACGCTTACTTGGAGAACTAAAGTTCAACCAAGAAGTTCTTTGTGAGTTTCTTGGTTCAAGTAATACGCTTATTAATGCCAAGACGCTAGGTTCTATGAGTTCTATCGACCCAATTCATGCAAAAGATGGATTGGATATTTTCGAAGAACCCATCGACGGCCACATCTACGCAATGGGTGTAGATACAGCCAGAGGTGTAGGCGGAGACTACTCTGCTTTCACAGTTTTGGATGTTACAGAAGCGCCATATAGATTGGTGGCTAAGTATCGTGATAATAAAATTGCTCCGATGTTGTTTCCAAACATCGTAGCTAAAGTTGGTACAGACTACAACAAGGCGTATATTCTTGTTGAAATCAATGATATCGGTCAACAAGTGGCTGATATTCTACACATGGAGTTAGAGTATGATAATATTCTGACTACCGTAAAGACAGCATTGAAACAATATCTATCACCTGGCTTTGGCACAAAGACCCAACGCGGTGTTAGAATGACTAAGCAAGTAAAGAGACAGGGTTGTTTTGCTCTCAAATCTCTACTTGAAGAACAAAAATTATTAGTATTTGATGCTGAAACTATTTCCGAGTTCTCTACATTCATTGAAAAGCAGGGTTCTTGGCAAGCAGATGAAGGTTACTTTGATGACCTCGTAATGAGTCTGGTTCTACTTGCTTGGATGACAAGCAATCCATACTTCAAAGATATGACGAATGTTGATATCAGAGAGAAGATGTATAAGGACCAGATGGATAGTATTGAAGATGAGTTAACTCCATTCGGTGAAATAAATAATGGTTCACAAGCAGATTATTTTGTGTCGAATGGTGATTTATGGACAATAACTCAAGATGATGAGCCACCTGAACGTAAAAACTGGATGTTCTAACTGTAACTTTTACATTTTTATAAATAAAAACATAAAACGACAAGTTAATATTGTCAGGTTTACAACGAGGAGAAGAATATGGCTTTTCAATTATCGCCAGGAGTCCTAGTAACTGAGAAGGATCTAACAAACGTTATTCCAGCCGTATCGACTTCGGCAGGCGCGTTTGTAGGTAATTTCAACTGGGGTCCTGTAGAAGAAATTTTTACCGTTGGTTCAGAAAATGAACTACGAAAGTATTTTGGTCTACCACTAAACAGCGTTGACTGGTTCACCGCAGCCAACTTCTTGGCATATGGTAACAACCTTCAGCTTGTTCGTGCAGTGGGTTCAGCCGCGAAGAATGCCACCGCTGAACGTAGCGGCGTTTTGATTACCAATCAAGACTCTTATGAAGCCACTTTTGCTGCCGGTGGCACCGCGAATGGTGAAGTAGCTGCTAAATACCCTGGTCTGTATGGTAATAGCCTTGCAGTTCAATATGCTGACGCCACTTCGTTCGCCGGCTGGGAATATGCTTCATACTTTGATGCTGCCCCTGGCACAAGTGCGCAAGCAGATGAAGTAGGCTGTTCGAATGACGAACTACACATTGTGGTTATCGATACACTTGGTCGTTTTTCTGGTGCACCTGGCACAGTAGTTGAAAGATTTGCCTTCACTTCTAAGCAGTTTGGTAACAAACTAGCTGACGGAACAAACAATTACTACAAGGAAGTTCTCAACCAGCAATCACAATATGTCTGGTGGATGAATCACCCTTCAGGCAGAAACTGGGGTGGCACTGCTGGAGTCGATTTTGACGGTACAGAAGCAGATGGACAAGCCACTGGCCAAGACCCACTAGTTATGGACTTAAATGGTGGTGCTAATGCTACACCGTCAACTGGTGATCTACAAGATGCTTACAGTCTGTTTGCAAACAAAGAAATTGTTGATATTTCACTTGTTCTAACCGGTGGTCACGCAGCCGCAGTAGTAAATCACGCTATCGACAGCGTGGCGTTAGCTCGTTTAGATTGCGTTGTGTTCCTATCACCGCCTCTTGAGGCTGTATACAATAACGCAGGTAGCGAAGCAGCCGATATTGTAGCATATCGTCAAGAAGATATCAATCGCAACACTTCATACGCCGTTATGGACTCAGGTTGGAAGCGCCAATATGACCGTTACAACGATGCATATATCAATGTTCCTCTGAATGCTGATACTGCTGGTCTCTGTGCCCGCACTGATCAGACGAACGATGCTTGGTGGTCACCCGCTGGCTTCAATCGCGGCCAGATCAAGAATGTTGTTAAGTTGGTTTGGGCTCCAAATCAAACAGAACGCGACACACTTTACAAGAATGGTATTAACCCAGTAGCTACCTTCCCTGGTGAAGGCACACTACTTTACGGTGATAAGACGCTTCTTGCTAAACCAAGCGCATTCGACCGTATCAACGTTCGTCGTCTATTCATTGTTCTTGAAAAGGCTATCGCAACTGCGGCTAAGTATCAACTCTTTGAGTTCAACGATGTCTTCACTCGCGCACAGTTCCGTTCCATGGTTGAACCATTCCTACGTGACGTTCGTGGTCGTCGTGGTATCTTTGACTTCCGCGTTGTTTGCGACGAAACAAACAACACTGGTGAGGTTATTGACCGCAACGAATTCGTTGCTGACATCTACATCAAGCCAGCACGTTCGATCAACTTCATCTACCTGAACTTTGTTGCGGTTCGTACCTCAGTATCGTTCACAGAAGTTGGCGCCTAATAACCCGACTAAATAGAAATAGGAGATTTATAAATGGATATTTCAAAGTTTAAGGGGTTACTAGGGGCTGGTGGTGCTAGACCAAACCAGTTTCGTGTTATTCTAACATTCCCAGGTTTCGTTGGTTCGGTTCCTGATACAGAATACTCACTGCTGGTTACTGGTGCAGCACTTCCTGCGTCAACAGTAAACCCAACAATCATTCAATACCGCGGTCGTGAAGTTAAGTTAGCTGGTGAGCGTATCTTTGATCCGTTCACAATCACAATCGTCAACGATACTAACATGTCACTTCGTCGTCCATTCGAAGAGTGGATGAACGGCATGAATGACCTAGAAGCAAACACTGGCATTCTAAATCCAATTGATTATCAAGTGGATATGTCAGTAGAGCATCTAGATCGTAATGACGATCCGCTCATGACTTATGTTCTTTACAATGCTTTCCCGATTAACATGTCGGAAATTGGTCTACAGTATGGTCAGAATGACGTAATTGAAGAGTTCACAGTAACCTTTAACTACTCACACTATCTGACTGCATAATTCCATCCAACTAGGATAATTTAATGCAGATATTTGGTTATAAAATTGAAAAGTCAACGGCGCCACAGACTGAGAAATCGTTTGTGGCGCCAACGGACGATGGTGGCGTAGAAACTATCAGAGCCGGTGGCTACTATGGTACATACATCGATATCGATGGTACCGCAAATAATGAAATAGAATTAATTCGTAAGTATCGTGACATTGCTATGATGGCAGATATCGATACTGCTATTGACGATATCGTAAACGATTCTATCGCAAACCTGGATGATGAAGCTCCAGTAAAGATTGACCTTGATGAAGTAGATTTGTCAAAGAACATTAAGAAGATGGTTCAAGAAGAATTTGAACTACTACTTAATATGTTGGACTTCAATCTAAGAGCGCAAGATTACTTTAGACATTGGTATATCGACGGAAGACTTTTCTTTCATAAAGTCGTTGACACTGCCAATCTAAAGAAGGGTCTAGTAGATATTCGCTATATCGACCCAAGAAAAATCAAGAAGATGAGAGAGATCCTAAAAGAAAAGGATACAAAAACTGGCGTAGAGTTCATTAAAGACATTAAAGAATACTTTGTCTATAATGATAAAGGTCTAGTTCCAAACAAGACGTTCACGCCATCCGCATCACTCACTTCTACAGCCGGTGCCACCATGCGCATCGAAAAGGATTCTATCTGCTTTGTTCCTTCTGGCTTGAAGGACATGGACAGAAACATGCCGCTATCTTATTTACACAAGGCTATCCGCCCAGCAAATCAGTTGCGTATGATGGAAAATGCCGCAGTCATCTATCGTATCACTAGAGCGCCAGAGCGCCGTGTATTCTACGTTGACGTTGGTAATCTTCCAAAGATTAAAGCCGAACAGTATCTCAAGGGTATTATGAACCAGTATCGTAATAAAGTTGTTTACGATTCTCAGACTGGTGAAATCCGCGATGATAAAAAGTTTATGTCAATGCTTGAAGATTTCTGGTTGCCTCGCCGCGAAGGTGGTAGAGGAACACAGATTGAAACTCTACCGGGTGGTCAGGGTCTAGGCGAAATGGGAGACATTGAATACTTCCAGCGCAAACTATATCAAGCGTTGAACGTTCCTATGTCAAGACTTGAACAGCAAACTGGCCTTAACTTTGGTCGTGCCGCTGAAATCAATAGAGACGAATGGAAGTTTACGAAGTTTATTTCTAAACTGCGCCGTCGTTTCACACTTCTATTTGATGATCTACTAAAGACACAACTCATTCTCAAAGGTATCATTACAGAAGCCGACTGGGAAAAGATGAAGTATGATATCAAGTATACTTTTGCAACAGATGCTTTCTATACAGAATCCAAAGAGCAACAAATTCTACAATCTAGAGTTGAGATTCTCCAAGGTGTTGCACCGTTTATCGGCACAATGTATAGTAAAGAATACGTTCAAGAAAATATTCTTAAATTATCGGACGATGAAATTGAAGAGATTAAGAAACAGAATGATGCAAGTCCTCCTGAAGTTTCGCCGCCCGACTATTCACCACTAGAAGGCGAACCACCAGCGGCGGTTCAACAACAAAATCAAGGACAAGATGATGGACAACAGTAACATTAGTGACTTAATAAATAACATTGAAAACGGTACCTTTGCAGATGCCGAACAAGTTTTCAATGATATTATGGACCTTAAAGCAGGCGAACAATTAGATCAAATGCGTCAAGATATGGCAGCCGGAATTTATAACGATACGCCGGAAGATAATGAAGTCGAAGATTTCGATCACTACGAAATCACCGATGAAAATGACCACGGCGATACAGAAGAAATAGAGGACACCGATGAAGACCTATAAGCAACTTCAAGAGCGCATCAACATGGCGAAAGCCAAGATGGGTGATGTCATCAAGGACTTCCAGGACTCCGATGCTCCTCAATTCAAGGGTAAGAGCGACGAGAAGCGCCGTGAAATGGCAATTGCCGCTAAGATGTCTGCCGAAGAAGTTGAAGAACTTGATGAGATTTCTTCTGATATGGCTCATCGCTATCTGAAAGGAAAGCACGAAAGAGATTACGATACTAGCGCAGATGGCAAATCTAGCAAGTTAAAGAAGCCACAGTCTTTTCGCAAGATGAACAACGATGTAAAAAGTTCTATGCGGGCTCTTCGAACAATCGAGAAGGCTAAGAAAGCCAATGAAGAAATCGAACAAACTGACGAAGAACTAAAGGGCAATCAACACAAGATTGATGCCAATAAGAATGGTAAGGTTGACGGACACGATTTCAAACTTCTTCGTTCGAAGAAGAAAGTTGAAGAAGAAGTCGAGGAACTTGATGAGCTATCAAAAGCGACACTTGCTTCTTATGTAGGTAAGGCGGCGAAAGATTTTTCAAAGCGTAAACCAAAAATGGGTTATGACGGCCAACTAAAAAAGATGCAGAATCGTAGCGTCGGTGTAGGTCGCGCCCTAGATAAGGTATACAAAGAAGAAGTTGAAGAACAGATTGAAGAATCTGATGGTCTAAAGCCATTCATTGTGGTTCACGCCAAGCATGGTAAGTTCGAAACTCATGCTGGTTCTACATATGAGGCTGCAAAGAATGCTGCCGCTCATTGGAAAACTAAAAAGGGAACTTCTGGCATGGATGTGCATCGTGCGGACATCACGCATTCGACGCAGCATGTCGGTTAATAAGTAAAGGGAATAGTAAATGGCGACTAAAGCGGTACTAAAGTTAACACAGGTTCACGGTGTTGTGAAGGTGCGCGGCACTGGGTCTGCCGAAATCGCCCTTGCCACCGACCTAAAGAAATCAACTGAAACACAAAGTTCGCCTAAAGCGAACATTCGCACCATTCATTGGGCATTGTCAGTAGGTTCTACAGCAACAATTACTAGAAATAGTCAAGTGTTATATTATCTTTCTGGAACAGGCAAGATGGAATTCATGGGCTGGTCTGACAATGAAGAGAATGGTTCTAACATTGTAGTTGACTTCTCTTCTGGTACAGGTGCAGTAGTTCTAGAACTTGCTAAGATTTCTGGCTATGGTCCACAGCAACATCAAAATCAAGGAGACCTAGGCTAATGAAACTTATTACCGAAGTCAACGACCAAGTTCGTTATATTACAGAAGAGAAAGCTGGAAAGAAATCTTTATACATTGAGGGTGTCTTTCTGCAATCAAATCTAAAGAACCGCAATGGACGTATGTATCCGGCTGAAATCATGGAGAAAGAGATTTCTCGCTACATGAAAGAAGCGGTCGAGAACAACAGAGCATTCGGTGAACTAGGACACCCAGATGGACCTTCTATCAATCTGGATCGTGTATCGCATATCGTAACAGAACTTCGCCGCGATGGCGATAACTGGATCGGTAAAGCGAAACTGACTGAAACACCAATGGGCAATATCGCTCGTGGTCTAATCGAGTCTGGTGGTCAACTTGGCGTTTCGTCAAGAGGCCTCGGTACTTTGAAGGAAAACAGAGACGGCGTCCAAGTTGTGCAAGATGACTTTCATCTAGCAACAGCGGCCGACATCGTAGCCGATCCTTCTGCACCAGATGCCTTTGTTCGTGGCATCATGGAAAATAAAGAATGGGTAGTTGTGAATGGTGTTTGGACCGAACAGCATTGCGATATGTCCAAGAAGTATATTAAGAAAGCAAGTAAGAAACAACTTGAAGAAGCAAAGATTCAAGTCTTTGAACGTTTCTTGCGCCATCTTTCTTCAAAGTAATATTTTTATAAATAAAGTATAAAAATCCATTTAGGAGACGCAAATGAGTGTAGAAAACAAAATCAGAGAGTTGCTAACTAAAAAGCAACTATCCGAGGAAGTTCTAGATGAGAAGGTTGCAGGTGATGCAACTAACCCTAAGCAGGGTTCTTCCGAAGACGCACCAGCTGCTGGCAAACTAGGCGCTGCCGGTGGTAAGGATACATCTATCCCAGCTAAGGTTGCAGGTGATCAAACTCAACCTCGCCAAGGCGATTCACAAGACGCTACTATTTCTAGTGAGCGTGATGAAGAAACTGATAATCCAGGTGCTAAGGAAGCTGCTCCAGTTTCTAGCAACCAGGCTACAGTTTCACAGGGCGGCGCAGGCGCAGCACCTAACTTCACAACTCATAGCGATCCAACTTCGGTTGTAAATATGGCATCGTCAAAGGGTAACGTTCATCAAGAAGAAACAGAAGAAGAGGGCGAAATGATTGACGAAGATTTCACTGCCGATCTTGCTACTCTCTTTGATGGTAACGAAGACCTATCAGAAGAATTCCGTGGTAAAGCATCGTCGCTATTTGAAGCGATGGTAACTGCCCGTGTAGCCAATCAAGTTCAAAACATCGAGGAAGGCCTCATCTCAGAAGCCGCAGAATTGATGGAAGAGTTCAAGGCTGACTTGACCGAGAAGGTCGATTCTTATCTTAGCTATGTAATTGAAAAGTGGGTTGAAGACAACGCACTTGCTGTTGAAAATGGTCTGCGCACAGATATCGCGGAATCGTTCATCAACGGCATGAAGAACCTGTTCGCAGAACATTACATTGATGTTCCCGAAGAGAAATATGATGTGCTTGGTGAAATGCAAGCCCAACTAGAAGAAGTATCTGCTAAGTTGGACGAGGCAATTGCTGCAAATGTAGAACTGCACAATAACAATGTAGACCTTATGAAGGAAGGCGTTTTCGCCGTCGTTGCTGAGGATCTTGCTAAGACCGATGCTGAAAAGTTCAAGTCGTTGGTTGCTGATGTAGAATTCGAGAACGCAGACATCTTTGAAGAAAAACTAAATGTCATCAAGGAAAATTATTTCCCAGCTTCTAAGTCAACCATTGTGGAAGACAAGCTAGAAGACGAAGGCGTTGAAGTTTTAGACGAATCGACAGTCAGTAAGTATGTCCAAGCACTGGATAAGATTGCTGCTCAAAAGTAATTTTTTATAAATAAAAGATATTGACACACAAGGAGAAAACTAAATGTTTCTTTCA